GGAGAGGCTGCCTTTGAGGAGCACAAGCACGACCTTGTCATCAAGCCCTGGATGCCAAAGGTCAACGAGCAGGTGCTATGCCTGTACGACGGGATCTTCAACGGCCAGGGCTATGTGATCGGAGGGATACAGGCGTGGCGGTGATCGGATGGATGGGCGCAGGCGGGGACGACGAGGGCGTGGTGTTCCAGGTCAGCCGGGACACGGTGCGCACGCTGTCCAACTGGACGTGGAGCGGGTCGGCCCGATGGGCTACCCACGAGCGGCACGACGACAACGCCCTGACGGAATTTGAAGGTGTGGACCCGGACCAGATCGCCTTTGAGGTGCAGCTGACGGCGGAGCTTGGGGTGAACCCCATGGACGAGCTGGTGCGGATCTGGACCTATGAGCGCAAGGGCACGGCGGTGGCCCTGACCATCGGGGAGCACTGTTATGGGAAATACCGCTGGAGCGTTTTAAGCCACTCCACGAGCATGGAGGTGACCGATGTGGACGGGAACCTGTACAGCGCGACGGTGAAGGTGAAGCTCCAGGAGTACCTAAGAGACTGAGGGGGCGCGGGCATGAGCTATACAGTGAGCAGCGTGGACCTGGGAAAGGTCGTTCTCAGCGAGGAGGAGACCGTGCGCTCGGTGCTGCAATGCGTGAAGATGATCTTGACCACGGCAAAGGGGAGCGTGCCCCTGTACCGGGACTTCGGGCTGGACATGAGCATTTTGGACAAGCCCATGGCCACGGCGGCGCCAAGGGCAAGGGCCATGGTGCGGGAGGCCGTGGAGCAGTGGGAGCCGCGGGCCACCGTGAAGGGCGTCACATTCCAGAGGGACGAGCTGAACGGAAGACTGATCCCGACGGTGGAGGTGGAGATCAATGGGTAGGAATACGGATTACCAGTTCATTCCCACGGACCCGGCGGAGATCGTCCAATGGATGACGGGGGTGTATGAGCTTCTGACGGGGGTGACGGTCCAACCGGCGTCCCCGGAGCGGCTGTTTATCCAGTGGATGGCGCAGATCGTCCTCCACGAGCGGGTACGGGAAAACTACATCGGAAACCAGAACCTCCCCAGCCGGGCGGAGGGGGAGAACCTGGACAACCTGGGGGAGATCTTCTACGCCAGCACCCGACCGGAGGCCACGGCGAGCACCTGCACCATGCGCTTCACCATCTCCCAGGCCCAGAGCTTCGCGGTGCTGATCCCGGCGGGGACGCGGGTGACGGACGCCAGCGGCGTACTGTTCTGGGAGACGGAGGAGGACGTCTACTTCCACATCGGCGAGACCACTGTGGAGGTGAAGGTGCGCTGCCAGACGCCGGGCACGGCGGGCAACGGATATGTGGCTGGACAGATCAGCACCCTGGTGGACGTGTTCCCCTATTACCTGTCCTGCGAGAACGTGACGGCGTCGGACGGCGGGGGCGACAGAGCGAGCGACGACGAATTTTACGAGCTGATGCGGCTTTCCATGGACGCCTACTCCTGCGCGGGGCCCATGGGGGGCTACATCTACTTTGCAAAGCGGGTCAGCACGGAGATCACCGACGTGGTGCCCACATCCCCGGAGGGGGGCGTGGTGAAGCTGTATGTACTGACCCAGGGCGGGACACCGGCGTCGGAGGAGCTGAAGGGGGCGGTGCTGGAGGCGTGCAGCGCGGAGACGGTGCGCCCCATGACGGACCACGTGTTTGTGGAGGACCCCAGACAGGTGACCTACGACATCGCCTTTACCTACTACACCCAGTCGGGCGGGGACATCGCCGCGGCGGAGATCGTGGAGAAGGTGCAGGGGGCAGTGGAACAGTACGCCGCCTGGCAGTGCGCCAAGCTGGGCCGGGACATCAACCCGTCCAGGCTGATCTCCATGCTGATGGAGGCGGGGATCAAGCGGGTGGAGCTGCGCGCGCCGGCCTTTACAGATCTGGACGACGGGCAGAAGGGCGGCGTGCCGGAGGTGGCGCGGCTGGGACAGGTCAGCATTGTGAACGGGGGCTATGAGGATGAGTAGCGACCGAGACCACGGGCTGAACCGGGAGACCTTTCTGGCGGCCCTGCCCCAGGCCCTCCAGGAGGACGAGGAGACCTGGGCCCTGGCCCAAACAGCGGCCCGGGCGCTGGAGGCGCGGGCAGGAGAAGCGGAACGAATCTCCATCTATCCCCGCGTGGATCAGCTGGACGAGGAGCTGCTGGACATCCTCGCCCATGATTTTAAGGTGGACTGGTGGGACCCGGACTACTCCCTGGAGGAGAAGCGCAGGACCCTGAAGGACTCCTGGCTGGTCCACAAGAGGCTGGGTACCCAGTGGGCGGTGGACACGGCCATTTCGGCGGTGTGGCCGGGCTCCAGGGCGCGGCCGTGGTTTGAGTACGGCGGCAGGCCGTACTACTTCCGGCTGACGGTCCCCGTGCCGGAGGATGGAATTACGGCACAGCAGCAGCGCAGGGCGCTGAAGCTGACCCGATACTACAAGAGCCGAAGGGACCACCTGGAGTGCGTGGAGTACCAGATGGAGAGCGAGGGCGCGGTCCGGGCGGCGGCGTTCTCGTCGGCGGGGCTGACCCTGGAGGTGTGGCCGGAGCTGGTGACGGCGCTGGACATCCGGGACAGGACCGGCGCCGGGGCTTTCAGCGCGGGGCGGCAGACCATGGAGATCTTCCCGGGCCTGACGGAGCGCATGGAGGTTTCGGCCCGGGGCGGACCGGCGGCCATGACAGCCGGGCGGCAGAGCGTTGAGATCTTCCCGGGCCTGACCGAGCGGCTGGACATCCAGGCGCAAAGCGGAAACGCGGCGGGCACGGCAGGAAAACAGGTGGTTGAGATTTTCCCGGAATAACCGGGGTGGCAAGGAGGAACAGCAATGAGTGAGATCATTTCGGTGAAGGACAGCCGAAAGTACAAAACGCTGGTCACAGATCTGGGCAATGAGAAGATCGCGGCGGCGGCCCTGAACGGCGAGAAGGTCAACGTGGTTGCGGCGGGGGTGGGCGACGGAGACGGGGCCTACTACCTGCCCACGTCGGACCAGACCGCCCTAAAGCGGGAGCTGTGGCGGGGGGAGATCGCCAACAAGGAGATCAACGCCCTGTCCAAGAACATGATCGACATTAAGATCGTGCTGGACGGCAGCGTAGGCGGCTTCACCGTGCGGGAGATCGGCCTGTTCGACGAGGACGGGGACTTGATCGCCGTGTGCAACACCCCGGACACGGAGAAGGTGGTGATCGAGGACGGTATCGCCGCCACCCTCACCCTGATCATGCACGTGGCCTTTGTGAACGTGGACGCGGTGGAGTTCAACGTGGACCCCAGCATGGACACGGCATCGGTGGAGACTGCCAGAATCACCGTGAAGCGGGAGGATTGGGAGGCCAGCGAGGACGAGAGCGGCTACGCCTATCAGGCGGACGCGGCTGTTTCCGAGGCAACCAGCCTGAAAATCCCCATCGTGACGCTGGACACGGAGAGCCTTTCGGCGGCATCCGCCAGCGAGGTAAGCACCACGGCGGAGACCATTTCCGGGGCCGTGCGGCTGCGGGCCAAGAGCGTTCCCAGTACCGACCTGACCGGCACCGTGACGCTGATCGGACAGGGCGGCAGCTCCAGCGGCGGCGGTAGTGGCGGCGGCGGAACGACGGAGATTGGCGACGGGCTGACCTATACCGCAGACGGTAAAGTTGCCGTAAAGACCGGCGACGGGCTGACCATCGACGAGGACGGCGCGGTAGCCGTGGACGGCAGCACCATGACCGACGAGACCAAGACCACCCTGGTGGACGCCCTGACCGGCTCCGAGGAGGCCAAGGCCGCGCTGGTGGACGCCCTGACGGGTACGGAGGAATCCAAGACCACCCTGGTGGACGCCCTGACCGTGCCGGAGGAGGACGCCCGCGCCATGATCGACGAGCTGTACGACTGACCGAGCGGGCGGGCGCAGAGGCCCGCCCCTGCATGATGTATTCACCACGTTTAGCCGCGTGTTGAATAAATATTACTTATTTTACAGGAGGAAAAAACAATGGCTAACGAATACGATCTGAGCATGGTAGCGAGACTTGCTGACCTGAAATACCTGGGCCAGCGCACGGACAAGCGCCTGGACGCCCTGGAGGAGAAGGCCGCCAGCATCCCCACCAAGGTGAGCGACCTGACCAACGACAGCAAGTACCAGACCAAGGACGAGGTGACCAGCGCCGTCAAGGCCGCTGTGGCCGGTGCCCTCCAGCCTGCCGGTTCCGTGGCTTTCGCCTCCCTGCCCGCCCTGAACGCTGACAACCTGAATAAGATCGTCAACGTGACGGACAAGTTCACCACCACCGCTGACTTCGTGGAGGGCGAGGGCAAGAAGTACCCCGCAGGCACCAACGTTGCCATCATCAACGTGGGGACCAGCGAGGCCCCGGAGTACAAGTATGACGCCTACACCGGCGTGATCGACACCTCCGGCTTCGCCACTCTGGTGGACGGCGGCACCAAGGATAATATCGCCGTGCTGGACGCCAACGGCAATATTGCCGACGGCGGCAAGAAGGTGTCCGACTTCGTGGAGAAGGAGACCGGCAAGGGCCTGTCCACCAACGACTTCACCGACGAGCTGAAGAACAAGCTGGACGGCGTGACCTCCGGCGCTACCAAGACCGAGGCATCCGAGACCAACGGCAACATCAAGATCAACGGCACCGAGACCACCGTTTACACCCACGACACCCACACCGAGCACACCTCTGGCCTCTATAAGGTCACCGTGGACGGCAAGGGCCATGTGACCGCTGCCGAGGCCGTGGCAAAGGCTGACATTACCGGCCTTGGCATCCCCGGCCAGGACACCACCTACAGCGCCGCCACCACTTCCGCTGACGGCCTTATGTCCTCCAGCGACAAGAGCAAGCTGGACGGCATCACCTTCTGCACCGATGAAGCCGTCAAGGCTATGCTGGACGACATCTACGGTGCGGAGACCACCGAGGGCTAATCCGATCAGGCGTAGCGCAAAAAGAGTAAGGGCCGGGGGAATACCCCTGGCCCTTCCCTTTTAGAAAGCAGGTGAGATTTTGAGCGAGGCAACCAAAAGAGAAACCGGGCAGGCCGTCACCGGCGAACAGCTGGAGGAAACGGCCAGAAGGGCGCATGACCACGCGGCGGATGTGGCGGCCCTGTCGGCAAGCCTCATTGAGACGATGGCGAAGGTCAAAGCCGACAAGGGAAACTCTGTCGCGCTCACCATCCCGGTGAAGGGGTGGGCGTCTGACGAGGTGGAGGACGACGGGACCGAGGACGGCGACGAGCCGGAGACGGACAGCTACCCCTATTACCTGGATATCCCCATTGAGGGATTGACGGCAAAGGACCGGGTGGACGTGACCGTGGCCGCGTCCAGCGCGTCGGCGGCGGAGGGCTGCGGGCTGTGCCCCACCACCGAAACGCTGAGCGGTGCGCTGCGTCTGCGCTCCGCCAGCGAACCCACAGAGACGATCACGGCGGAATACTGGGTGATCTACGGGAAGGAGTAAGCCAATGGCATTAGGACAAGTGAATGTGCCCGGCGCGTCCGGGCAGAAAGCGGAGAACGCCTTGAAGATGGCGCAGACCGCCAAGAGTGCGGCGGACGCGGCACAGAACAAGGCGACCACCGCAGGCAACACGGCGGACGCCGCCCTGGAGGCAGCCAACGGCGCGGCCACCACGGCAGGCGAGGCCAAGACCACGGCGGACGAGGCCAAGGAGACGGCGGACGGCGTGGCGGAGACCGCCAGCGAGGCCAAGGAAACCGCCGACGCGGCACAGGAGACCGCCAACGAGGCCAAGACCACGGCGGGCAACGCCCTGGAGGCCGCACAAAAGGCCCAGGACGCGGCGGACGCCGCCAACCAGGCCGTGACAAAACTGACCAGCAGCATCAACACCGTTCCCAGTCAGAGCGGCGTTTTGGCCTACACCGGGTCCGAGCAGTCCCCGGCGTGGAACAGCTTCGATACCGAGAAGCTGGAGATCGGCGGCACCACCACGGCCACGGAGGCCGGGACGTACACCGCCACCTTCACGCCCAAGGGTGACTACGTTTGGGCGGACGACACCACGGAAGCCAAGGAAGTGACCTGGACCATCAGCCGGGCCAGCGTGGCCCTTCCCACCCAGAGCGGGACGCTGACCTACACCGGAAGCGCACAGTCCCCCAGCTGGTCCGGGTACGACAGCGCCAAGCTGACCCTGGGCGGCACCACCAGCGGCACCAACGCTGGCAGCTACTCTGCCAGCTTCACGCCCACCGCCAACTATCAGTGGTCCGACGGAAGCACAAGCGCAAAGACGGCCGCCTGGACCATCGGCAAGGCGGCGGGCAGTATCGCCCTCGACCCCACCAGCCTGACGCTGGATGTTTCGTCGCTTTCCAAGACCGTGACCGTCACCCGTCCCGGTGATGGCACCGTTTCCGCAACCTCCAGCAACACCAGCATCGCCACCGTGTCGGTGAGCGGCACCACCATCACCGTCACCGGAAAGGCCAAGGGCAGCGCCACCATCACCGTGAGCGTGGCGGCGGACAGCAACTACACCGCGCCCAGCAACAAGACGTTCAGCGTGACGGTGGAGCTGCCGACCGAGACCCTGAACGACAACAGCTGGGCGACCATCGGCGAGGTGTCCGTGGCCGGCGAGGGCGATCTCTATTGGGACGTGGGCGACGCCAAACAGGGCACCTTCAACGGCAAGGTGGGAGACTACCTGACGCTGAGCAATGCCACCCAGTGCGTCTACATCCTGGACTTCAACCACGCCGACGGCGGCGTGGCCGACAAGAACATCATGTGGGGCACCTTCCTGTCGGATCTGACCGACGGCGTTCCCACGGCCATGTGCGACAGCAAGTACAGCTCCGCCCTGACCGACGGAACCAAGGCGTGCAACATGAACCACTGGGGCAACTACAACTACGGCGGTTGGGCCGGGTGCGACCTGCGCTATGACATCCTGGGCGCGACCAACACGGCCCCGTCCGGCTATGGCTCCGCCGTGACCACCTCCCGCGTAGGCTACGACGCCACCGGCAACGAGTTCACCAGCCCCAAGGCGGACACTCTGCTGGCCGCTTTCCCGTCCGATCTGCGGGCTGTGATGCGTCTCCGGGAGCACTACGCCGACAGCAAGGGCAACAGCTCCAACGTGGCGGCCAACGTCACCAAGATCAAGGACGCGATCTCCCTGCTGATGGAGTTTGAACTGTTCGGCGCTCGGACGTATGCAAACACCTACGAGCAGAACCAGCAGACCCAGTTTACCT